GAAGATTGCCACCGTCCTGACCATCAGCGGCGACGTCGAGGTGGTGCGCGGCCAGGGCGACAAGGTCCGGATCACCGGCTTCGGCATCATGCCCGCCAGCGCCGGTCGCAAGCAGGTGTTCATGACGCACCGCGAAACCAGCATTGTCATGAGTTTCGCCACCCAGGCCAGCACCGTAGAGGATGCCGAGGCCGAATTCACGGACGACACGGAAATGCTGATGTCGCACCGAGATCCCGAATTCACCACCAACATCATCACAGGAGAATGACTCATGTCCGGAGGAATTTCCGCAACCACCGTGGCGCTGGCCGCCACTGCCGCAGTTGGCGCTTATGCCGCGATCCAGTCCGGCAAGGCCCAATCCCGACAGTTGGAAGCGCAGGCCCAGCAGGAATCTAACCAGGCCGCCTATGAGAAGGACGCTGCCGTGGCCCAGGCCGAGAAGATCCGCAAGGCCGCCAGCCAACAACAGGCCGCTGCGCGCTCCCAACTCGCCGGCTCAGGCGTGGCGGTGGGCGAGGGTACTGCCGTCACGATCAATGACACCATCGACCTGAATGCCGAAAACGATGCACAGACCGCGCTGCTGACCGGTTCGCGCCGCTCCAGCTCGCTGAACACCAGCGCGGCATCGCTATCCAGCGCCGCCGGCGATGCGCTGACCGGGGGGTATCTGAACGCGGGCGCGACGGTGTTGAGTGCTGCCGCGACCATCGGGAAAGGCTGGTCCGGCACGAATGGTGCCGGTTCCAGCGGCCTTGGCACCGGCGTGACCGCCCCTTCCAACGCCTTGAGCATCCGATAAGGAGCAGACAACATGCAAATCCAACTCGGTAATTTCGGCAACGCCATCGCCCAGCCCCAGCAGGCCGCGCAGCTCGCACCTGCTCAGGCGGAAAACCAGGGTCTGCAAAACGTCGCGCGGGCGGGCCAGCAGCTGGCCGCCACCTTCCAGGCAGTCGATGAACAGAAGCAGCGAATGCAGGCGGTTTCCTCGCTGGCCAGCCTCAACAACGACCTGCACGATATCCATGACTCGGTGGCCAAGGACATTGCTGGTGGCGTCATCAAGCCCGAGAACGCTATGGACGCCTTCAATGCGCGTGCTGCCGACGCACGAAAGGCCCGCACGGAAGGCCTGAATCCTTTCCAGCAAGAGACGATTGATTCCCACATAACCACCACCATGGGCAGCATGTCGCGCAGCTTGCAGGGCGTGGCGATCAAGAAGACGGAATCCGATATCGGTGCGCAAATCCTCGACACTGGCGAGACGTTGCAGCGGCAGGCCATGCGCGACCTGCCAGGGTCCATCGGCCAGTACGACAGCTTGGTGGAGACGATGGGGCCAAAGGCCGGATGGAACTCAATCCAGATCGCGAAGGCCAAGCAGGGATTCAAGGAGAACGCATCCTTCAACTTCGCTAACGCCACGCTGGAGGGCGCAGCCCAGTCCGGCGATAAGGGGCTGGTTCAGGCCGCTTTGGAGAAGATCCAGGGGCCGGATGGCGAGGTTATCGACCCGGCCAAGCGCACGGCGCTCGTCACCAAGGCCTACGGTTACCTGAACGGCATCGACGCTGCCACCCAGCGCGAGGCTGACCGCGCGCAGCGGGAGCAGGATGCGCGCGAGAACAAGGCCGTGGACGCCTACAACACGGTATTCGACCTGGTGAGCAAAGGCCGCTACCTGTCCATCGAGGCCATCAATGATCTGGCTGAGACGACCGCCGGCACAAAGATGGCCAAGCAGGCGCAGGAGTTGGTGAAGTCGCAGAGCAAGGTGGCTGGCTTCGCTTCGCTGCCGCTGCCGCAGATGCGCGCCACGGTGGAGCGCATGAACGCAGCGGGCTCCGATCCTTCCATTGGCGTCACCCCGCAGGATCAGAAGGTTACCGAGCAGTTCAAGAGCATCCTGACTGCCAGCGAGAAGGCATATTCCGATAACCCCTGGCAGGCCGCCCAAGAGCGTGGCGTGATCAAGGACGCGCCCACCATCCAACTGAACAACATCCAGGACGCCCAGCAGGTGCTGGCGCAGCGCATGAGCCAGATCGGCCAGGTCGAGATCGCGGCAGGCCGGAAGGTGTCGCCGCTCCAGCCCGACGAGGCCGCGCAGATTGCCCGCGTGGTCCGCATGCTGCCGCCTGACCAGCAGTCCAGCGCTCTGGCCACCATCGGGACCATCGTCCCGGATGCCGACCGCCTTGCGGCTATGGCCAAGCAGATGCACGACAAGGACAACATCCTGGGCCTGGCCATGATGCTGGCCGGGGACCGCACCACCCAGGGCCGGTACAGCAGCGAACTGCTCCTGCGTGGCGACCGCGCCATTCGCGACAAGGCCATCATGATGGACACGGCCAAGGAGACCGGCTGGCGCGGCAGCATCGCCAACCTGGTGGGCGATGCATTCCCCAACCAAGAGGTGCGCCAGCAGGTGATCGATTCCGCATACCTGATCAATGCCGGGATCGTGGCCGATGGCGGCAGCTCCGACCCAGCGCGCGCACTTCGCCTGACCGTCGGCAGCATCGTGGAGCGCAACGGCGTAAAGGTTCCGCTGCCGCGCGGCATGGAAGAAGGCGATTTCGACAAGCGCCTAAAGGCCATCACGCCGGCGGATATCGCGTCCCAGACCACGGACAAGGTTTATGCGGGCCGCCAGCCTATCGAGGTTGCCGACTTCATCAAGCAGCTCCCGAATGCCGCCCTCATCAGCGCCGGCCAGGGCCGCTACAACGTCAAGGCCGGCGGCACGCTGGTGACGAATAGCCAGGGCCAGCGCATCACCATCAGGATCGCCCCATGATCGAGAACATGTTCCAAGACGGCACCGACAAGGTGCTGGATGACCGCGTGGCCCGTCCGGTGGCCGAGCCGCCCGCCCGTCCGTCTTTCGGCCTGAGCCTATGGAATACCACTAAGGCGCTGCCCAAGGGTGTGGCCACCGGTGCCACCGAGTCTGCGGCATTCGGATCCGACATGCTGGGCGCGTTCGGATCGGTGCAAGCGGGCTATGGTATCCAGGCCGACCCCGCCATGCTGTTCGACAGTGACATGCAGCAGCGCGTGGCCGGAGCAGAGGGGCAGAAAGCACGGGAAGATGTGCAGTCCGGAGCGGCCTTTACCAGCCAGACTGGCACGGGCTTGCGCGCCACTGCTCGCACCATGATGCCGGATGCCTCCACCAGCAACGTGGCTGAGAACATCCTGTTCGGCCTGGGTCGCTTCGGCGTCAAGGCCATTGCCTACTCGGTGCTGGGGACGCCTATCCCCGGTGCGGTGCTCACCGGCACGGATGAGGCCTTCGTGGAGGCCGAGAAGTTGAAGGCCGAGGGCGTGGATTTCCAGACCCGGACGAAGGCAGGCGCAGTAGCCGGTGGCGCTGCAGCACTCGCCACCGCGCTGCCGGTGGCCGGCAAGAGCATCGGGCAGACTGTCGGCCTGATCGCTGCCGGTGGCCCTGGTGGCTTCATCGCTCAGCAGGCTGCTACTCGCTCCATCCTCCAGAACGCCGGTTACGACAAGATCGCGGAGCAGTATGACCCCTTCGACCCGGTAGGCCTGGCCGTCTCCACTCTGATTCCCGCTGGGTTCGGTGCCTACGCCTCCCGCAGCATGCGCGGCGCGCGCCCGGCGGCTGCACCGATGGACGCTGCTGCCTCCCGCGAGCTGGTGCAGATGGGCATGAACGAGCGCCAGGCACTGCGCTACGACGATGCCCGGCTGGATGCCTATGCCGTCACGGCGGCGCAGCGCGCCGGAGTGCCGCCGGAAGTTCTGTTGGCCGCGAAGAATGCCGGTGAGCGCTCCAGCAGCAGCGCCGCCACCTCGCCGGTGGGTGCCAAGGGCATCATGCAGTTCATGGATTCCACCTGGACGCAGTACGGCAAGGGCGACGTGCGCGACCCCGTTGCCTCCATCGATGCTGGCGCAGCCTTTCTGGCTGACCTGGGCAAGCAGTACGGGGGCGACTGGCGCGCCGCGCTGGCGCACTACAACGGCGGCACCAAGGCGGGGGAGGCCGTTCGCGCGGGCAAGGCACCGCCGTCGGCAGAGACGCGGGGTTACCTGGAGCGCACAGATCGGTTCATTGCCGAGCGCCAGGGTGATGCTGCTGGCCGGGCTGCCGCCGCTGATCCGGAAGCCGTGGCCGCCGCCCGCGTCAGCCTGATCCGCGACACCGTCAATTCCTGGAACCTGAAAGATCCGGCTGATATCGTCGGCGCGGAGCAGCACCTTGCCGCCTTTGCCCGGGCGGCTGACCAGCTGGGCGCTGGTGAGCGGGTGGCAGTCAGCGATACCCTGAACCTCGACAACCTGGCCCAGGCCCGTCTGCTGGACGACTTCGGCACCAAGATGGAGACGATGCGCGCCACCTTGCTGGAGGATGCTGGAAACGTGGCCGAGCCTGGCGCTATCCGCGCCATGCGTGACGAGATCGCCAGCCTGCGCCAGGCCATCCCAGCCACCGACGACGCCGCACTGCGCGCACGCGCCAAGGAGATTCAGGCCGAGGGCGGCAGCTACAAGCAGGCGCTGGCCACGGCTACCAAGGAGCTGAACAGCCGCGCCGCCGAGGTCAATCAGCGCATCGACTCCCTGCAGCAGCAGATCGACCGCAATGCCGAGGCGACCCGCGCCAATGAGCATATCGCGCAGCTGGACCAGCAGATCGCGCAGGTTCGAGAGCAGCGCGCGGCCATCAATGCGCCGACGCCCAAGCGCAGCGCGCTGGCCGTGAAGCAGGCGCTGGGCGAGATTCCGGCCGCCCGCGCGCCGGAAAGTGCCAAATCTGGCGCCGCCGAGGGCGGTAAATCTGGTGGTACACCTGCGCCTGAAAATTTACCAGCATCCCCAAAAGCCGCACCGCAAGCGGCTGAAGGTGGAAAGCCGGCTGCCGACTCGAGCGGCCAGGCAGGTGCAGCTGCCGCAGTTCTGGACAGCCAGACCGCCGAGATTGCCCGCCTATCGCCGGACATGGTAGTGCAGCTGGAAGGCATGGACCGCCCCATGCCGCTGGCCGAAGCGCTGGCCAAGGTGAAGGAAGAGGCCGCCGCCGAGGCCAAGGATGCTGGCCTGCTCCAGGTGGCCGCCGAATGCTTCCTGCGCAATTCTTAACGAGAGGAAAACATGCACCCACGATGCAGACAAGCAGTGCAGCAGGCCGCTGGCCGCGCGCTGACCGATAGCGAAATCCAGAAGATCGATGACGCCATGAGCGCCAACATGCGTCGGCTGGCACGGCAAGACCCGAACGGCTGGGCCGCCAAGTCAGCCGACCAGCGCGTGCTGGAGGCCGCCACCGCCGGCATGCAGGATATCCAGGCCGCTGCCGCGCTCAAGGTGCAGCGCGCTCAGTTGCAGATTCTGCGCACCGCTGCGATGGAGACCCGCGTGGGCGACCTCGTGGCCAACTACGCCACCGGGCGCAGCCGGGCCTTGGTGCATGAGCTGGACCAGACCAGCCTGTATATCGAGGGGATCAAACGGGAGAACATGGCGCGGCTGGTCGATCTGATGGATGCGGCCACCAGCAAGCAGGGCGCTGGCATTGGCCGCCAGGGGCTAATGCTTCTGTTCGATGCCGAGAATCCCACCATGAGCCGTGACCTGGCGCGCGAAATCTTCAACAACGCATCTGGCGTCACCGGCAACCAGCTGGCGCAGCAGGGCGCACGGGCCTGGCTGGATGCCATCGAGGGCATGCGCCAGCGCTTCAATGCTGCCGGTGGCGACGTGGGCAGGCTGGACTATGGGTACTTGCCCCAGCCGCACGATCAGGGGCGCGTGCGCGGGAAGGGCGACCAAGCTGCCCAGGCAGACTGGGTGCAGAAGACCATGCCGCTGCTGGACCGTCGGCAGTACGTGCTGGAGGACGGCAGCCTGATGAGCGATGCGCAGGTATCGGCACTGCTGAGTAAGGCATGGGAGACCTTGGCCAGTGGCGGCATCAACAAGATCGAGCCTGGGCAGGGCGGCGGGCGTGGCGCGCGCGCGAACTCGGGCGCGGAGAGTCGGCAAATCCATTTCCGTGATGCCGATGCCTATCTCACCTATCTGAGCCAGTACGGCGGCGGCAGCATGTACGACGCCATGCTGGGTCACGTCGGCGGCATGTCGCGGGATATCGGGCTGGTCGAACGGTACGGCCCGAACCCTGAGCAGCAGATGCGCCTGCAGTTCGACCTGGCCGAGAAGGCTGATAACGGTATCAAGCGCTCGTTCGGCCTGCGCCCGCAGTCCTACTGGGATGTGGTCAGCGGCAAGACTGGCATGGCCGACAATGGCAACATCGCCCAGATAGGCCAGGACCTGCGCAACATCCAGACCTTCGGCAAGCTGCAGGGCGCAGTGCTCACCAGCATCACCGACCTGGGGACGCACTTCGTCACCACCGGCTTCAACAAGCTGTCCTACTGGGACGCGCTCAAGAACATCGCCGCGCAGGCCAGCAGCGAGACCCGAGACTTCCTGACCATGCACGGCATCATCGCGGAGACGATGGTTTCCGACCTGAACCGCTGGAGCGGCGACAACATCAAGAACAACTGGTCTGGCCGCATCGCCAACAGCACCATGAAACTGTCGCTGATGAATGCCTGGACGGACACCCTGCGCCGCAGCTTCTCCATGACCATGATGAACGGCCTGGCCAAGCTGAGCAAAACGGACTGGGCGAACCTCTCGGAATACGACCGATGGCGCATGACCAGCAAGGGCATCACCGATGCCGACTGGGCCGTGATGCAGCAGGCCCAGCTCACCGTCCACCGTGGCGCTGAGTTCCTGACGCCGGAAGCCATCCGGGCCAGCGGATCGCCGGAGGCTGATCGTGTGGTGGCCAAGGTTCTGGGCATGATCACGGACGAATCGGAATATGCCGTGCTCAATCCTGACCTGGCCACGCGCACCATGTCCAGTGGCGGCGGTGAGCAGCGCGGGACCGTGCGCGGCGAGCTCGCCCGTTCGGTCATGCAGTTCAAGAGCTTCCCCATCGCCATGGTATCGCGGCATTGGCGTCGCATGATGGAGACGCCGCAGGGCCTGGAGGGCGCGCCTATCGCCGCTAATCGTGTGGCCTATGCCGGCGCGCTGTTCGCATCCTTGGGTGTGCTTGGTGCCATTGCCTACCAGACCAAGCAGATCACCGCCGGCAAAGACCCGGCTGACATGACCACTGGCAAGTTCTGGCTGAAGGCCATCGCGCAAGGGGGTGTGCTGTCCATCATGGGGGATATCCTGTTGGCTGATTCCACGGAAGAGGCAGGGCAGTATGCATCCAAGACCATCAGCGGCCTGGCAGGACCAACGGTGGGCGCGGCGGCAGACCTAGGCCTGAAGGTGATCAAGGGGAATATCGACAAGGCGGCGGCGGGCAAGGAGACGCATGCCGGTGCGGAAGCGCTGACCCTGGCCCGATCCCATCTTCCGTATGTGAACCTGTGGTATGCGAAGGCGGCACTGGACCATGCTGGCCTGCATGCCCTGCAAGAGAACCTGTCGCCGGGCTACCTGTCGCGTATGCAGCAGCGCGCGCGCAAGGACTGGGGGCAGGATTATTGGTGGAAACCTGGCACCGGCGCACCGGATCGCGCACCGGACTTTTCGATGATTGGAGGACGATAATGCGGCAAGACCAATACCTGCGGTTGCAGGGGCTAAGCGAAAAGCTGATGGATGTGTTTCTGACCGAGGCCGATCCAGATAAGTGGCCGGGCGCTGGTATTCCGCTGGCGCAGATGGACCAGAAGACGAGGGGCGACTTGTACTGGTGCAAAAAAGTGGCGGCTGGCACCATCACGCTTTTCATGAAGACCACCAGCCTGCAAGGCCGAATCCGGATGGGCGGCATAGAAAGCGGCGCGCCGGATGCCGAAGAGGTGCAGGAAGCAGAGGACGAAGGCCTGGATTCCGAGATCGCGCGCGCCGAAAAGGAAGCGCAGAAGATGCTTGCCGAGATCCAGAGCGGGGCAAAGAAGGCGGTATTCGATAAGAAGGTCCATGGAAAATAAGCCGATCAGCTTCCTGGCCTTCTTCCTCCTGTGGGCCAAGGTGATGAAGTGGAAGGTGCCAACCTTGCACGTGCGGGTCTGCCATTGGCTGGAGCACACGGACGATCCTGTGCGCGTGCTCCAGGTCTTCCGTGGCGCGGCCAAGTCGTCCATCTTCGCGGTGTACAAAGCCTGGCAGCTCTACTGCGACCGCACTTGGGTATCCCTGATCTGGGCTGCCGACGGCAAGCTGGCCACCAAGCTGACGCGCGACACCATCAACATCCTGCGCCGGCATCCGCTGTGCGGCGGCATGCTGCCTACCAAGCCGGGCGCGCAGATGTTCTGGGTGATGGGATCGGTAGATGCGCGTAACGCCAGCATGACGGCCACCGGCGTGGACCAGAACGTGACCTCTGCGCGCGCCAAGAGCATCGACTATGACGACGTCGAGGTGCCGAAGAACATCAAGACCGCCGAGGCGCGGGAGAACTTGCGCGACAAGATTCAGGAGGCCACCTTCATCCTGGTCCCCGGCGGGCAAGAGACCTACATCGGCACGCCGCACACGCACAACTCGATCTACCCTGAGCTGATCGAGAACGGCGCGGCCTCGCTGAAGATTCCCCTCTTCGAGTCGGCCATCCGCTATGAGGAAACCGCCGCACGGCTGCGGTACCGCTTCCCCTTTAAGCCTGGCGATGACGGCCTGTATGTCTTCGTCGGCATCCACAAGCATGCCAAGCTGCTGGTGCAGGGCGAGGATTTCACGGTCGATAGCCAGGATATCGTCTTCACCAAGCCGCCCGGCAAGCTGCTGGATATCTACGCACATTGCGCCTGGCCGGAGCGATTCACCCGGGACGACGTAGAGCGCCGCCGCAAGAAGACCCGGACCATTAACTACTGGGACAGCCAATATATGCTGGAAGCCAAGCCGATCAACGAGAGCCGCCTTGACCCGGAACTGATCAAGGCCTACGACGTGCAGCCTCGCCTGGAGTATGCGAACCGCGCGGTGCGCATGATGCTGGGCAAGACGCACATCGTCAGCGGGCGCGCTTACTGGGATCCATCGCTGGGCAAGAAGAAGAGCGATGCGTCGGCTCTGTCGGTGGTGTACGACGACAGCCTGGGTAATCACTACTGGCACGTCTGCCAAGAGCTGACGGGTGATTTCGCCGTCTTCAGCGATTCGCGCAATACCGTCATCGAATCCGGCCAGGTGCTGCAGGCCTGCGACATCATCGCCAAGGCCAACATCCTGCACGTCTATGTGGAGACCAACGGCGTGGGCAGCTTCGCCGGCAAGCTGCTGCAGCGCGCCCTGAAGCAGCGCGGCCTGGCCGTGGGCGTGACTGAGATACAGGAAAGCACGAACAAGAATGAGCGCATTCTGGGATCGCTGGAAGGGCCGCTAAAGTCCGGCGTCCTGTGGGCGCATATCGATGTGCTCAACGGTCCGCTGTGGGACCAGATGAAGGATTGGAAGCCGGAGGTCAAGGAGCAGCCCGACGACTTCCTGGACAGCGGCGCTGGCGCGGTGGAGCAGGCCCCTGTGCGCATTAATAAATTAGTCGGGAAACCGACTGCCGATAGGCGGGAAGATTGGCGTCAATCAACGGGCGTCTATGAAGTAACGCTCGAAACCTGAGCGCCTTGCACGGCGCTCTAGTCAGCGAGGCCGCCGTGACCGTATCAGCAGCAAATCCACCGTTCAATGAATATACCGCCGCTCCTGGTGCGACGGTATTCCCTTACACCTTCAAGATCATCAAGTCCGATGACATGACGGTGCTTGTCAATGGTGTTGCAAAAGTGATCGGCACGGACTACAGCCTGTCTGGTGTAGGAGCCAACAATGGCGGCAATATCACGTTCCTTGCGCCCATGGTCGGCGGAGAGAATGTCGTCGCACGGATGAATCTGGCATTCGACCGCCAGACCGACTATCAGCAGAATGGCGACTTCCGTTCACCCACGGTGAACAGCGATTTCGACCGCCTCTGGCTGGCTCTGCAGCAGATGGCGCAAAGCCAGAAGGCGTCCATCAAGCTGCCTTTCACCACCACCGCCGACCAGTCGATTACCCAGTCTGCCGCACAGCGGGCAAATACCATCCTTGCTTTTGATGCCGCTGGCAATCTGACAATCAGTACCACGGATGCTGAAAATGTTGCACTTGCGCAGGAAGCAGCGGCAGCAGCAGTGGCAGCAGCGGCATCAATCAATCCGGCGGATCTCGTTCATAAAACGGGGAATGAAACGATAGGCGGGACAAAGACATTTTCACTGTCTCCCCAAATCCCCAATGTGGCCGCAGGGAACAGCTCTCAGAATGCTGCAAACACTGCTTTTGTGTCGGCTGCATTGGCGGCGCTGGATGCATTGGTGGTGCACCTGGCAGGAGCAGAGACAATCGCCGGTACCAAAACATTCTCCACGCCGCCCATTGCAAAAAATCTTGATCGTGCCTGGGTCAATTTCAATGGCACCGGGGCTATTACGATCCGCGATTCGTACAACGTAACGACTGTTGGCGACACTGGCGTTGGTCTCTATACGGTCAACTTCACGAGTACTGTAAATGCATCGGGCGCGATGAAAATTACGTTTATTCCTGACGCGACAATTTTGGCTGGCGGCAGCCCCAGAACTTGTCGCGGCTTTTCTCAAGGCTCTACGGCGATTGTGATTGAGAGTGGCGCAGAAGCTGCGGGAGCAGGAACACGAATTGATTTCCCAACTATTTGCTTAGCGGTGACCTAATGGACAAACGAATTATTTACCCGCTTCCTGCGGATGAATCAGGTCACATTGGAGTTGGCATTCTTATTCCTGCTGAAAATGCGAGGGAGCATTTGAAGATAGCCAACGAAGTTCTTGACGATGAGGGGAATATTGTTTCTCCGTCCCAATATCGGCCAGAAACTGATGAAGAGTTTTTAGGCAGACTGGCTGCTAAAGACCTTCCTCCTGGGACCGAATTCAAAATTGTTGATGTCAGCGTGATCCCCACTGATCGCACTTTCCGTGACGCATGGGAGTATCCAGCATGATCCAGACCAATTTCGAGAAGGCCAAGGAAATCACCAAGGCCCGTCTTCGGCGCGAGCGCGATCCACTGCTGGCAGCTTTGGATATTGAATTCCAGCGCAATCTGGAGTCTGGTGCCGACAATTCAGCAGTTATCGCTGAGAAGCAGCGCCTGCGCGACATTACCGATGCTGCCGATGTCTGCAACACGCTAGATGAGCTGAGAGCACTCAGCGCAACAGGGGGAGAGTGAGTCATGGCCTACTACGTCAATGAAGTTACGGGCAAGCTTGAATTTCAAACGAACCCCCCAATGGTTCCCGTACCCCCTGGCTACATTGAAGTTCTGGATGTTCCGGAGAGCGAGGCCATGTATTGGGATGTGGTCAATGGCGGCTGGTACTGGAACAAGGAGGGCTTGCAACAGCTGGCGCGCGAGACCCGCTCTGCCGCGAATTCGCAGCCGTATGTTTCCGGCTCGATCGCGTTTGTGTATGCACAGGAAAACTGGCCGTACTGGTATTCCACCGCATTACGTGAAGAGCCAACTGCTCAGCGCGCTGTGACCTTCAATCTTCAAGATGGCTTCGGCGTCTTCACCAATGCGGAAATCATCGGCATCTTCGAAGGCTATTGGAACTTCAAACAGGCTATCGTTGAAGCGTTCGTGACCACGATGGCCGAGATTGAAGACGGGATAATCACCAGCAAGGCAGAATTCCTATCCGCGTGGGACTCGATCATTTCCGGGTATGCCGATACCCGCCCCAAGCTTCCTACCGTTACCGAACTGGCTGGCCAGATTGCTGATCTGAGCGCGCCGAAATATGCCACGTTCCCAGTATTCAAGAGCGCCACGGTGGAAAGCGGTGTTGCCACGTTCCATCTGACCGATGATGGCCTGGCTACCGGCAATGCGCTGTTCTCCGAGGTATTCCAGGACAGCGTGCAGCTCATCGTCAATGACGCTACTGCCTCGTATCAGATGGGCTGGGCCTTCAGCAACGGTGGCAAAACGCTGACCGTTACCTGCAACGCGTCCACAACCGCAGACCTGGTTACCGGCGTCATCGGGCAGGCTCCTGCACCTGATGGCACTGCGGTGAAGTTGACCGTCTGGGGGCTTTGATGGCGGAGGTTAAAGACCAGGAGCAGCGCAAGCAGTCCGTGTGGATTTATCCATTCTGCCTCACGGTGCTTTCCACTCTCTGCTCGCTGGTCTGGTTCGCTGCAAGCCAGAACGGGAAGTTGGAACGCGTCCTTGAGCAACAGGCGGAAGCCAAGCAGCAGCAGGTGGCTCGCGATCAGCGTGACGAAACCTATCGCGCAGCGCAGGCCACTGCCATTGCGGAAATCAAAATCAACGACAGTCGCCAGGATCTGCGGATCGAAAGCCTGGAGAAATGGCGTGCGCAGAATCAGCCTCAATCGCTAGGGAGGTGGACACGATGAAAATCCAACTGGTTGATGACAAGGCCGCAATCCATCGCCGCTGGAGTGTGCGCTTGGCCAAGGTCGGCGCTGCCGTGATGGCTGGTTGGGCTGCGCTGACTTCCGCTGGCCTGGGCGGCACGTTGCCCATCTGGGTGGCTCAGGGCGTGGCCGGGCTGATCCTGGTGTGCATCTGCGGCGCGGCATACCTCAAGCAGCCGGCTCCGGCTGAGAACGGCGACGATGAAACTCACCCTACAGCGTGAGCCCAGCACCAAGCAGAGCACGGCAGGCAAGCTTTTCCTCGATGGGAAATTCGAATGCCATACCCTGGAGGATATCGTCCGCCCGCGCGGCGTGAAGGTCTATGGACGGACCGCCATCCCCGCCGGCGTCTATCAGGTGGTGCTCACCATGTCGCCGCGATTCAAGCGCGTGCTGCCGCTACTGCTCAACGTCCCGGGCTTCGAAGGCATCCGCATCCATCAGGGCAACCAGGCCGAGGATACCGACGGCTGCATCCTAGTCGGTGATGCGCCTGCGCCGGACTGGTTGGGTCAGAGCAAGGTAGCGTTCGACCGCCTCTTCACGAAGCTGCGCACCACCAGCGATCCCGTCACCATCGAAATCAAGGATGCATCATGATCGCGCTGCTGCTCAAGATCGGCCCCTGGCTGGCCGGCCTGGTCGGCATCATCGCCGGCCTGTTCATGCGCCAGCAGGCCAAGACCAGCAAGGCCGAGGCCGCGCAAGAAGTTGCTGAATCCCAGAAAGAAGTTGCTGAACACAATGCCGCTACCGCGCAAGCCAGCGCCAATGCGGCTCAGGAGCGAACCAATGTGGAAAACGAGATTGCCGGCCTGTCTGCTGATGCTGTTGATCAGCGGCTGCGAGATGACTGGACGCGTCCATAAGCTGGAAGAGGACAAGGCTCAGGTCATCGTGGACAACAGCTGCAAGCTGTTCCGACCCATCCTGATCGCCAAGGCGGACAAGCTGGACCCGGATACGGCGGCGCAGATCCTGGTCCATAACGAGACAGGCCGCCGCGCCTGCGGGTGGGAGCCGACTGGGAAGAAGTGATCAATGAGAGTGGTACTGAGCTTTAATTCAGTTCCAACGGTGGAGTTGGTTACTGATCTCTGTCGCGCCATAAGTCCCAGTTTGGTAGCACGAACTCCGCGGGAAGACTGGGCGGTGGTTTGTCAAAAGTGGGGTGAACTAGTTCGTTCAGCGGAGCGCACCATTTTGCCATAGGACTGTATGCATAAGCGATTATGGATTTTAGTTCTCGGAGGGACTCATCGGAGGACGTAATCACAAGCATATCGACCATGGATTCCCAGAGCAATGCGGCCACATCGTAGGTCGGAATTTTTTGACTATGAATAAGATTGTTTCTTGCTAATCGACATTTATTGAGGTTCGCTAGAAGGGCAGATCCAATTACGTTACGGTTGCGCAATTCAGAATGGCGTTCGCCAACTGTGAGAGTGCGCCAGTCAAGTTTAGCTGTTTTATGTTTGCTTTCGCGCCGCCTTTTTCGAGATCCCATGTGACGTTTGCACAGTTCCTCGGTGAGACTTTCAGTAGTAGCCCAAAGGCCAATAATTGCGTCCGATACATTGCTCCTAATTAGTCCCGTGTAGCCTTGGATAAATGTTGAAACTGGAAAGTTTGGAAGGAGCTTTTTTCTGTTTAGTCCAATAAGATATGCGTTCTCCACGGCTTCTGTTTTTTCGACCCGGGGACTGCTGAGTAAGCTTGATGTTTCCCAGCCATGTCTCCCTGCTCGCATCATCCCGTGAGCGCAGACGTTGCAGATCAAAGTTGACCTTGTTTCCCCATCGAAGAAGCCCGCCACTATTGCTGTCTGATTAACGGTTTCAGCATGGAAGTTTCCCAGAAGTAGCGTTCCAAAAATGTCATTGGCTACATCGACAGCTTGATTTATCGAGCTGCATTTGTCCGTTCTTGGAATGACTAATGTGCCGTCTTTAGTAATCCGCGCTTGAATTCCCTCATCAGATCTTAGTGTTGCACCCACCTCGGCCAGATGAGGCAACGGAAGAGGGTTTCCAACAGGAGGAAAGATGATTTGAGGAATCATACCCAACATCCTTGCATCTTCAGCACCAGGGCCGATCAGCGTGAAAGGACTCAAGAAAGTGACCCAAACTGGAAGTGATTTATTCATAAGTTAGACATGGATGGATGTTTCTTAACGGTATCATATTTGCTCAAAATTACTCGCAGTGAGCCGACTTACTTTTTGGGACGGTTTCAAGATCACTTCTATACGGGGGCAACGTCCGTGGCATTTAATGTGACCCGCATCTCACGCTCCGATCTGTACGACCTGATTTGGTCTGAGCCAGCGAAGGATATTGCACTGCGGCTTGGCATGTCGCCGGAGCAACTTAAGGCCGCTTGTGAAGCGGCTAATATTCCACGGCCAGATCGACACCATTGGAACAATGTAAATCCTGGGGCGAAGGTAAAAAGGGCGGCGTTGCCCGATAGGCAGCTCGGTCAGGCAGATTATGTCCCGCTTATTGACGAGTCCAAAATGGGGGCCGGTGCGTGGCGCCGGGTGTTTCTGGAGGGGCCACCGCTGACCGCGCCGGCCTTTCCGGATGACCGGCCTCTCATCGAGTCTCGGGCTCATGCGTTAGCAGCTGCCGCACCTATCAGAAAAACGCTCTCTCGGATTCATAGGGAAATATCCAAGCTCCTTGCGAGAGATGAAAGAAGGAAGCCGAAGCTGACCGGGACATCGCTTGATGTGCACTTCCATCCCATCATTTCTGCAACCAAGCAGGGCAAGCGCCGGCTTTTTATCCTCAATACGTTGCTTAATGCTTTGGCGTCTTGTGGCGGCAACTCAGCCAAAACGACAGATCACGCCTTCAATTGGAATATTTGGATTTGGGATACCGGGCTGCACTTCGAGCTGCGAAATGTGGGCGCGCCGGAAGATGAAACGGCACGGCGTGTGGCGGAGTATGAGCGCTCCGGGGATCTCGAGCTGGTGATTTGTCATAAACCAGGGCATGGCCTCAAGACAGAATGGCGCGATTTGCCGTCGGAGCCTCTAGAGGCGCAGATGAGGGAAGTTGTCGCCGGCTTCCTGATCGTGGCTGAATTCTCCTACCGGCACCGTGAAATCTATCGAGTAGAGCGGCTGCAGCAAGAGAAGGCGGAATTGGACACTACGATCCAGCGCCACAAAGAGGAGCGATTACAAGAGGAACTTGCGCGCTGGAAGAGGGCGGAGGATGAGCGGAGGGCGCAGCTCCAGCTTGAGATTTCTGAATGGAGGAAGGCCCAGGAAATCAGAAGCTTCGTTGATGCCAGGCAGTTGGCCGCGAGGGGTGGGACGCCGGAGGAGCGCGATCTGGCCGCGCGGTGGGCAAGCTGGGCGCTTGCGGTAGCTGACGAGACGGACCCGATTAAGCGGCAAGGAAAGAATGCTGATGATCAATGATTACCTGACCGCAACAGAATTATCGACCCTCATCGGTTGCAAACCGAACAGCTATGCATGCATGAAGCGATGGCTCGATAGGAACCGCTGGCCATACGTAGAGAACATTCGCGGCTTTCCGCAGGTATGGAGAGGGTGGCACGATGCGCGCATGTCCGGAGAGATTCGGGCCGGCGCTGCGAAACACAGAGTAGAGCCTGATTTTGCTGCGCTATCCCGGTCCTGATGAGCGATCTTTCCGTTCGAATACTCTATTTTGCGGCTTCCAGATTCATTGTGAATTCTCTCTTCGGTTGGGTTGATTGCTTTACTGCAAAAACTTGGTGAATCGTTTCCTCGAGTACCAAGGTCTTGCCGTCTGCCCGCACATGAAAGGTAATGCCCATTTGGTTGAGTGCTTTTTGCTGAGAGCGCGCACGTTGTTTTCCGGTCAGTTCGAGCAGTTCTTCCTCGTTGAGAAACATCGGGGTTCTACTCCTTCACCTCGCGTTGAAACCCTCCCTCTGTAGGCGGGCGGAAACCAATCTCTGTCATGCCCTCAATATCACTGTCCACGACATCTTCTTCCACTTCTATTCCAGAATCCGCTATCTGACTAGCACCTGGAATCTTGGCGATAGCCGCCGTCGTCGCCCAGCGTTTAGATCGGATGAACTGGTCAGACATAATGTCGTAGCATTCGAACTGATAGACCTTTAACTTTGTCATCGTTTTTCCCCGTTCAAATTAAGTTGGCAGTGTTATTTCTTCAACGCATTGATGTAGCGCTCGCAGCCGCCAAGGTTCCCGTTGTATTCGTAGTGGATGATGGTCTCCTTGGCATCTACTGCCAGGGTAATTTGGCAGTTGTAGTTCACAGGGACGAAAGTACCGCCTGTGGTAGTGGCGGAGTAGGGGGCGAAGCCGCTGCCGGCACCGAAAGATCCGGTGGTGGTTGTGGTGGTTGGCAGGTATGCCATCTGCTGGCTAGATGAGCCCCATCGATAAAGCTTCCGGCCCGCAAGGGTTTGCTCGCTGGTAGGGTAGCCAATCTTGTTGATTGCCACCTCGATAGGCTGGCCCAGCAAGCCCTGCAGTCCCTCGTTCATTTGCCCCCAGGTGGCGCAGCCAACGAGTACGGCTGCGGCAGCTAACGGTGCTATTTTTCTCATTTGTTCCCCCTCGTAACGTGTTGGCATGCATCGAAGACTGGCATCAGAATCTCGGACGGTAAAGAAAAAGTCCTGTTTTCGATGCTTGCCGCGCGTTCTGGTGTTGTGCGCTGTGACCAAAACGTGACCAGAGTAGGCAATATTCAGGCAAAATGGCTGGGAAAGTGCAGCCGATCTATGGGATGGCTTCCGCTGCAAGTCGTTGAATTGACTGCACTTTCCCTTTTTGCCTACTTGCAGTCTGAAAGTCTCATAATCCGTTGGTGCCGTGTTCGACTCACGGGGGGGCCACCAGTACCTAAAAGGGATTCCGAGAAATCGGAATCCCTTTTTTTCATTCAAGGTTCAACGGAGGTTCAACGGGGATTTAGTTGTGCAAGGGGATTGAGTTGCTTGGCTTCTTGCAAATGCTCAGGAGATAAATGGGCATAGCGGATGGTCATTGCTAAACTATGGTGGCCTAAAGCTCGTTGAAGGGCAAGGATATTGCCGCCACCCATGACGTAGTGACTGGCGAAGGTATGTCTCAGGATATGAGTTAGTTGCCCCTTAGGGAGCTCTAATTTCGCAAGTTTGACTCCTTCGCGGAAGGCTTCATAGGCTGCTTGAAAAAGCCTTTCTCCGGAGCCGAACAGTTCGTAGTGATGCAATAGCTCGTTTTCCAATTCTTCCGTAATTGGAACTGCTCTTGCCTTGCTTGATTTTGTTTGAACGAATTGAATAAGTTTATTGCGGATTTGGGAGATCCGAACCTCTTCTGCTTCTCCCCAACGAGCACCCGTTGCCAAGCAGATTTTGGTAATGAGAAGTACATCACGGTTATCGGTTTGCTTTAGGTGATCTAGCAAATTTGTTATTTGAGGCAGGGTCAAGTACGCGAGCTCTCGTTCTTGAATTTTGAATGCCCGCAATTTGCTCAGTGGATTGTCCTTCTTCCAGTGACCGAGTCGAATGTTTTCATTAAAAACGGCGCGTAAATATGCTTGCTCCCTATTCATGGTGTTCTGCGTTATCCCCTTCTCAATTCGTTTTAGTCGATATTCTGCGAATTGATCAGGGCTGAATTCTCCCGCGTGTGGATTGCCCATGTAGTTACACATCGCGATTAAGATTCGCTTTCTGCTTTCACCATCTCTTAATCCCGAGCCATGGTGCCTGTACCAAAGATCAACCAGATCCGTTAAGCGCCGTAGATCTTTCTTCGGCGGAGTCCATTCGGGATCTGCTTGAGCTTTGGCTTGTACGAAACGCTCCCAAGTTATTGCTTCGGCTTTCGTTTTGAAAGTCTTTTTAACTCGTTTGCCGCTTCGTCCGCCGGGTTGGATGTTTGCTTGCCATCCAGTTTTAACTTTGGATATGGCCATGAATTTGGGCCCCTCTCTTCGGTATCTGGAGCTTTTGTTTGTTTGTGCTGATTCCAAAGCTCATAAAGTGTTTGTTCTGAGACATATTTCATTTGATGCCACTGATGCAGTATGGCTTTGTCGGATGGATCTACTTGCCTGAGTTCATGCGATCTCCTTCCCAGGAGCACCCATTCAGAAAAATGAGGTCTGTAGCTCAGCACAATCTGTAGCATCTCGATGGTCGGATCTGCTATGTCTAGAATGACGTCTGCCCATTCCTTTGCAGATATTGACCCTCCACTTTTCTCCTGCAGGTATTTGAAAAGCTTTTCCCCTCGCGGAGATGCCCACTCCCGTATCACCCAGTTCAATCGATCTCTGAGTGTTTTGCATTGATCTTTGTCGGGTTCTGTTATTCCGAAAATAGCCTTTTGCTCCTTCATAAATCCGCTATTGCCGGTGAATAAATAGTACTCCCAATCGGGATAATTATTTATCCAGAAATTAATCATTTCCTCAGTTGCTTCTTGCCGTTTGTAGTAAAAGTTTTTCCAGTTGGATGCTGGGATTTCGCTTTTATTCGCCAAATAAGTGAATTTCCCCCTAGAAGATAGCTCTTCCTGGATCGCCTCTCGCAGACGTTCGCTAATTCTTGTTTGCTCAAGAGTTTTAATCATTTTCTTGCGCTCCAAATTATATGGTGTAAAATAAATACACCAAATTAATACACTATAGTGTAACCTTTGATGTCGAAATTGTCTCTCGAGGTGGATTTTGAGTTCTTTTGTGCCGTTTGTCACTTCCCCGTTGCCTAACTACGTATCTCCATTGGTGAGTAGAGAGAGATTCGCTGAAATGGTTGGTCTGCCACTTGGCGTGATAGTGGGATTTATCAACAAGGGTTATTTGCCGACGGTCTCGATCGGAAAGTACAGCTTGGTGAATTTGGCTGCGATCCAGCGCAGTTGCTCAGAGAAAGAGTTCGCCCTATGAGCAAACTCAAACGCGCTATCGACGCTCATCGCAACGTGCGCGGCTTGGAACTTCCCGCCCGCAGCGCGAAGCGCGAGGACGGGGAGGCTCCACGTCGCGTTTCAGAAAATGCTCCAAGGCCGGCTGAACCCCTCCGAGCTAATAGAGGGGAACATGATGATGACTACATCAAGTTAGTGCTCGCCGACGGCAAACTCAAACAAATTCTTAAGCGCACGGAAAAAGACCAAACAGTCTTTATTGATTGGTTGTCAGTGACCTTCAATGTCATCAGCTATCTGCGTTTCAGCGGTAAGAGCATCCTCACCGATGACGATATTGCTGCCGCAATTTCATATGACTTAGCTCAGATCTTTGGCGATGCTTTTGCGATTAGCAGCAAGAATGGCTATGGCATGCACTTCTACAAAGAGAGTTATGTGATCGGTCAAAAATGGGGAATTTTTTGTATCGGTCACAAGAGTGACCGTCTTCTAATTTCAATATCAGGTGAAGGTTGGCTACATGCTCCCGTCGATGCGGGTTCAAGGGTTCACTTTTGGCTTTCCAGAATTGAACGAATGGGCGGTAACGTCTCAATAAGCCGCGTTGATCTAGCTGTTGATATGCATGAGAACGGCCCGAGTCACGATGCATTTCAAACTGCTTATCACAAAGGCGAATTTGTTCGCCAGAAGCGACATTTGGGCACACCTGATTGCTGGCCGCATTACCAAGTCTTCGGGTGCGTTCACACAAAGCGCGGCCGCGAAAAAGGCATTACTGATGCAGTTGGCGCGCGGACAGGCGACCTTTATTTACGCCGCTATGACAAAGGAAAGGCTGAGGGAGATCCAAATTCAACTTGGGTTCGGGTTGAGCTTGAAATGAAATCCAAAGATAGCGTATTGCCATTGGATGTCCTTATCCGACCAGAAGCATATTTTTGTCAGTATCCCTGGCTTGAGTTGTTGCAAAAGAGCTTTGCGGAAAAGCTTGATACGAGGCAAAGGCGCGCGGAAATCAACGTTGCAGATGCAAAGAAAATCATCAAGGTTCAATTTGGAAAATATCTGCGAGTTCTACGCGGACTGGCCGATTCCGATGAGTCCTTACTGCAAGAACTGCAATCGGATGAAGATCTGTGGCCTGAGAGATTAGCAAAGCTGTCGCCAGAAAAGTTCACCGGATTCCACGAAAGACATCAGGTGAAAACCTATGTTTTCGAAAACGAAGAAATCGGATCTGAAATGAGGCCATCAGAAGACTCCGAAATAAATCGGCCTACCTAAACCTGAAAGGAAATTGTTATGCGTTTCACCGCACAAGTAAAAGTCATGGGCATGAAGGCATCGAAGGGAACGCTGGAAAATGGCGCCAGCTATGACAGCACTAAAGTGTATGCCGAAGCTCCACTCGACGATTCGAAGGACAACGCAAAAGGCTATTCGGTCATCGAGCATTCCTTCGGCGCATCAACGGAGTACTCCAAATACAAACATCTGACTTTCCCCTTCACTGCCGAAGCGACGTTTGAAATTGCAACTACGGGTAAGGCACAGCGAACCATGCTCATCGAGCTGCGCCCGATCGAGATGGTCAAACAAAAAGCAGCAGCCTAGTCATGCGGCGCGTCTTCATTGTGCAGGATCGGGAAACTGCCTTATTTCTGTTTCCTGAATTCGGGGATGTCGGTTTCACCTTGTGGCTTGAGCAGGCAGGAAGGTTTTCGGACGAAGAATCTGCGGTGGAGACTGCGCTAATCCATTGTGGAGAAGGTTTCTTTTTGCACTCGTTTTACGAGCCATCGTCAGATAGCCGGCTTAACTGAGATTTTCTATGGCAGCAGGCCAAATTTTGCAGCTAGTCGTTTGCGCTGATTCAGACCCAGGTTCTGGAAATGGGCAGATCTATGGCCCAGTTTCAGCTTCAGTGTGTCCGACTGGCCAGAACGCTTATCTCGTTACATCGTATGTCCCCTTCTCAACGTCTCAGTCGGTTTTTGATGGACTTGCTTTGCCATTTGATGCCAGCACTGGCGGTGGGCTCTTCGGATTTGGATTCGGAGTGGTAGTCCTTTTCTACCTCATCGGATTCAAAGGTTCAGTTTTGCTTCGTCATTTTAAGTGACGGTAGAACTGTTTTTTACTCTAGATAGGAAATTCCATGAAAGTTGTTAACTCCGTTCGTATCGCTTCCATCATGACCGCACTCATTGGTGCCTCCAGTGCATTTGCTCAGACAACCACTACTCCGACAACTGCCACTGAGCTGGCGCAATCAATCAACATGAGTGATGCGCAGTCGGCTGGCCTGGTTATTGTCGGCCTCCTGGTCGGTGTCGGCGTTGTTTTGTGGGGCGCACGCCTGGTCGAATCGAAGTTCAAGCCGAAGATCTAATTCAAGGAACGGGGGAGCGCTTAGCGCTCCCTTTCTATTTCAGGAAACATAGTGAATACAGATTTTTGGTACCTCTCTCTGTTCTTCGCGGGAGTGCTTTGCGGCTGGGCATTCGTGACTGGATTGAAGGGCTTTTGATGTTTAAATTCTCTAGATGTATTATCGCGCTTGCGGTGTCGCTGTCTGGGCTTTCATTCTCTGATGCGTCAGCTCAGGCGCTTCCAACTCAGTCCAGCATGCTCAGCTCGGCGCTTGGCCAAGGCATTTCCAGAAACCTTATCTCGCGAGGATTTGCGGCGAATGATCCGCGCATTATCACGACCATAAGAGCGATCAGCGCTGACGTATTGCCCTTGGCTGCCGAAGCAACAGCGGGCGGAACGTGGCTTGGCGCAATGGCAGCGCTTGCCCCGTACACTCTTGCTGCAGTTGCTATTGGTGCAGGTCTCTATTGGTACTTTGATAGCGATGGCAAGGTCTATAGATCCCCCCCAGGAACAAGCGTCTCTTCTATTGCATCACCTGGTGTCCAGCTGGGTGCAACGCTTTGGTTGGCGCCAGGCTATTCAGTTTATTTTGGAACGCCGCAAGAGGCACTTGGCTACTTTTTCGCCCAGACACTAGTTTCATATCCTACGGCGTCGTTCAGCACGCCGAGTTTCACGCAAAATAGTAGTACGCAATATTCTGCGACTTACCTATTCACTGTTCCTGGCACAGTAATCTCCAATCTTTCTTACACAAAGTCGATCTATGGGTATGCGCAGTCGAGCGTCGATAAGAACGGGGTTACGTGCCCTTCGGGATCTGGCTTTAGCTCGTCGGCCGGAAAATGTATTGCTGTGGACTTTACCGGTACACCATATGCACCTATTCAGGCGACAGGCATCTCTCTAGCTAATGCATATGACAACCTTTCAGCCGCGGAAAAATCGGTAGCGCTGAACCCAGAGATCGTAGCGGAGCTTGCAAATAGGCTTTGGAAAAATGCTGCGTCACAACCTGATTATCCAGGCTTGCCAATTTCCAGCACAGCCCCCGTAAGCTCAGAAAATTTTTCTGAATATCAATCGACGAACCCATCTCTATGGCCTGAAACTTCTTCCCTCAGTTCAAGTGTTCCTACCACTGCTGATACAGCCGTTACAGTACCGACCACATCATCAACTGACAATACATCCAATGCAGGGGCTGGCACGCCGGAGGTCAATCTTGGTGTCGATCCAGGCATTTCTGCTCCGACACTCGACTCGGCTCCCAGCGGGATCTTCGAGCCGATTCAGCATCTGATGTCCACTTGGACGGGCTGGACGGTTCCAACACACGCGGGAGTGTGTCCAACGTGGTCAATATCGCCCGTTATTGCGGGCCACGTTTTCAATATTGATTTGAATGAGCAGTGTGTTTTTGCGGAGCAGTGGCGGTCAGCTATTGCAGCCGTCGCGATGATTGGATGGCTTGTAGTTGCGGCATTCATCGTCCTTTCAGCGTAGGAGATCGAATGTACGGCATACTCCTTTCCGCCTTTTATCAGATCCTGAGTTTTGTTTTTACTCAGGTCATCGTCAAATTCTGCATCATGTTTGCGCTTTACTTTGTCATCTCAGATCTAATGTCCTTTTTGGGCAGCTACATTCCATCGCCGGCCTCACTGAATGGTGCGCTTTCAGGATTAGATTCAGGTACTTGGTATTTCTTGGATTTGATGTGCTTCTCTGCTGGTGCTCCGCTTGTGATCACTGCTTTGACCTATCGTTTTTTAATTCGGCGCATGCCGATTATTGGGTGATGCATGGCGATCTCTGTCTACAGTGGAGTAATGGGGTCGGGTAAAACCTATGAAGCAATTCTGAATGGCGTGCTTCCAGCAATCGAGGCTGGACGTAGAGTAGTAACGAATATTTCAGGTATTGACTCTGAGAAAATCCGGGATTACTTGGCGAACAAAGGGCGTGATGTTGCAAGCCTTGGCCATGTGCTAAATGTGTCGAATGAAGCTGT